AAAAGCCGAGACGATAAGACTTATTTCCAAAGGAGGAAATTATGGCAAAATCGACATTTTCAGGTCCAGTTAAATCATTAGCTGGTTTTATTTCAGCAGGTAGTACAGCAGTAGTTAGTTTAACAGCTGATACTTCACTTACAGTAGCAGCACACGCAGGTAAAATACTAACCACCAATGATGCTGATGGTAAGTTTACACTACCTAGTATAGTAACAACATCACCTTCTGATCCAACAGATCCAAACCAACTCAATAACTTAGGAGCAAGCTTTTACTTTGTTGTAGAAACTGCTGCTACAGATATGGATATTCTTACAGATGGAACAGATAAATTTGTAGGTGGACTTTATACAGGTGTAGACGATGCTACAGGTAAGACCTTTATCTCAGCAGCATCTAATGATGTAATCACTATGAATGGCACAACTAAAGGTGGGCTTGTAGGCAGTATTGTAAAAGTAACTGCTATGGCTTCTGCTAAGTATGCAGTAGAAGGTATAATACTAGGATCAGGAACTATAGTTACACCATTTGCTGACGCTTAATAGGAGTAAATTATGGCAGACGCAGTAACTTCAACAACGATTGTAGATGATGATAGAAAAGCTGTTATACAGTTAACTAACACATCGGATGGAACTGGTGAGTCAGCTGTTACTAAAGTAGATGTAAGTGCACTTGCTGTAAGAAGCACGGATGGTGCTGCTTGCACAGGGTGTAAAGTCGCAAGAGTTAATTATTCAACTTTTGGTATGAGCGTGAAGTTATTATGGAACGCTAGTACAAACACTATATGCTGGGATTTAAATTCAGATTATAGTGACGATGTTGATTTTTCATACATGGGAGGCTTACAGAATACTGCTGCTTCTGGTGGAAAAACAGGCGACATAAAACTCACCACTACTGGGCACGCTAGTGCAGATTCTTATGTTATCGTATTAACAGTAATAAAAGAATACTAAAATGGCGACCTCAGGTACTAAGACCTTTCAGTTAACTATAGCGGACACTATTGAAGAAGCTTATGAATTAGCTGGTTTAGAACTTAGGACAGGATATGATGCAGAGACTGCTAGGCGGTCTCTGAACATCATGTTTGCAGATTGGGCTAATAGAGGTGTAAACCTTTGGACTATAGAACAAGTGACCACAAATTTAACTGCAGAAACAAGTAGCTATACTTTAAATTCTTATGATATAGATATAGTTTCTGCCGTTATACGACAAATAGAAGGATCTACTACAACAGATTTACAATTAACTAGAATAGGTAGGTCAGAGTATTTAAACATACCTGATAAAGCTTCCACTGGAAGACCTACACAATATTTTTTAGACAGGCAAACAACACCTGTCGTAAAAGTCTGGCCAACACCAGACTCTGCTGCTACATACAGATTAGTAGCTAATACCATACAAAGAATAGATGATGTAAACACCTCAGTAAATGATCCTGATGTACCTAGTCGCTTTATTGCCCCTATGGTTTCAGGGTTAGCTTTT